AGACAGGTATTGCCTAAAGGAATTATTACTAACGACTATACCCTCTTCTCCGTTATGTGCTACCAGGTAAACGCGGAAGAACTTATCAACGACCCACAATTTACACAATATGCTACCTATACCCCATTTGATCCTCGAGATACTTACTCCTTCTATGAGCAGCCAGAGGGCGCTCCAGGCGATGTCTGATGCTTTTTAAATCCCAAGCTCAACGTAAATGGGTGTATGCTAATGATCTTAAACTAAGAAAGTGAAAAAAAAACATGGCTAAACAAGGACCATGCTGGCCCAAAAAATTGCCAAAAAAACGGCACGACATAGATAGGAAAAGACAATGTGCGCTACATGTGGATGTATGAGCAACTTGAAAATGAAACCCACTAAGAAAGCTGCTAAGAAGAAGACTGGCAAGCAGAGCAAATCTAAAGCTAAAAAGAAAGGCAAGAAAGCTGACTTCAAAGCCCTAAAGGCCAAAAAGAAAGGCAAGAAATAATGTGTGCAACTTGTGGATGTGGAATGCCTAAAAACAAGCACGGGGAGAAGACCCTAGCCGCTGCTAATAAAAAGTATGCCAAGACTAAAAAGAAGGCAGCTAAAAAGAAGAAAAAGAAGTAATGACTTAGCCCCCGAAAGGGGGCTTTTTCATTTATTCTTATCTTGACGCCGGGGGTGCCCCCGGAACCCTGCTATACCCTGCACGCCTCACTGAGAGGATTTGAGATGATTAACCTTGCACGTAAACTAATGCAAGCCGAGACAGACGCTGATAAACAAGAGTTTGTCCGAGGACTGATTGGTGCTACTCCTGAAAAGGGGAAGAAGGCCGCAGTTGTAGGGTTCGTATCAGGATACCTACTCTCCTCGAAACTCGGTAAACGTGAGCCTAAGTAACTTCGTCTCTAAGCATCTTCAACAGGGTCAGCAAAACGCAGCTAACAAACTAACTGCACAGCTACGCCGTAAAGCCTATGAATCTGGTTGGCCAACTAAAGCTTCTAGACATTTAACTGTTGTGCCATCGGATACGAGTTATCAAGTTAAGTATCCAAGAAAACACTCTAACATCATAGAAGACGCTGAGTACGGCACTCCTAAAACTCCACCTAACCCCGTAGTCCGTCAGTTTATGGCTGGCGTACGAGACACTGAAATGACTGCATACTTTGACAGAGTCTTGAAGAAGGGGAAGTTCATCTAATGCCATTTATTCTTAATGAAGATAAAGCCCTTAAAGCTGCACTAACTGGAATCACCGTATCTGATTCGGGAAATTCAGCAAGACCTGTAGGAGTATGGTTTGGACAGCCGGACACTGAGATTAGATTCCAAGCGTATCCCTATATAACAATTGACCTCATCAATGTAGCTATCGATTCAGAGAGAGAACACCGCGGAGAATGGTACTTCACATCTGGCCCCGGTAAATACAGTCCTGAAGGAACTACTGATGACGAAGAGTACAGATCTAGCTTGCCTATTCCTGTAAACTTAGATTATCAAATTACTACATATGCCCGTCAACCAAGACACGACCGGCAGATCGTATACGAGTTATCAAAATATAACCGTATCCCATTTAGATTTGGAGGCCTGGAAATTCCAGAAGATCGAAGCGTTCGTCGTTTGGATTTGATCGGGTTTGCCAAAAGAGATACTACTGAACAAGACAAGCGTCTGTTTAGAAATATCTACACTGTCCGAATTAGCTCTGAGCTCTTTCAACGAGAGTTTGCAGATGTCTATAAGGTCACTCAAAATCCAAATATCGATATATTTTATACGGCCACTCCATTCGAAACAATTCAGATATAACATGGCATCTAGAGACAATAACCATATAAACCCAAGGAGACATACATATGGCTACATTCAGTAGACCAGGTGTTTTTATTCAAGAGGTACCACTTCCTGAGTCGGTAGCTCTTGGAGATGTCGGAACAGCAATTGGCGCGTTTGTTGGCCCTGTAGAAAAAGGACCTGCAAGCTCACCAGTATTGTTAAATTCATGGACATCTTTCACCAAAACTTTTGGTACGGTAAATGACACCTACCCACTAACCTGGGCAGCTTACAACTTCTTTGCTAACGGTGGTCGTCAGCTTTACGTAAAGCGTATTACTGGCGCCGGCGCAGCACAAGCAACGGTAACACTTACAGACCGTGCATCCGGATCCATAAACACTCTACAAGTTAAGGCAGAGAATGCTGGAGCTTGGGGCAATGACCTTGCCGTAGAAGTAAAGGACGCTGGAACAAATACTCGTTTTAACTTACTTGTATCTTCAAGCGGAACAGTTGTAGAGCAGTTCACAGACCTAAGCATGATTGATACTGACCCACGTTATGTGGAATCAGTTATAAACTCTAGCTCTAACTACATTCGAGTAGTAGATCTAGACTCTGCATCAGTAGCTCCAGATGATCGTCCAGAAGCCGATGGTCTTAAGACCCTAAGCGGAGGACTCAATGGTTCTGCTCCAACAAGACCAAACTATTCAGAAGGTTTAATTACATTTGATGCTGTTCAAAACCCACTTGTTTTCAACATCCCTAACGCAGCATATATCTATGCGCCTAGCGGAACTACAAACGATCGTACGCTCTCTGTAAATATTCAAGGAGACTTGGTCAATTACTGCGAGCTTCGTGGAGATGCTTTTGCAGTCGTCGATGTTCCTCAAGGACAGACACGAGCAGAAGCTACTACCTATGTTACTGACGTTATTGCAGCTGCCCCAGATTCGGACGGCGGCATTGCAGCAGCGTATTATCCATGGACTTTGATTCCAGATTCACTCCGTGCTTCTGCCGGTGCTGTTCGCCTTCAAGCTCCTGGCGCTGCAATGGTAGGTCAGTACCTAGCAACTGATGCTTCTCGTGGCGTATTCAAGACCCCAGCGGGTCTTACAAACTCGCTTGCTAATGTTGTTGCTCCAGAAAGGCAACTAACAAACGCAGAGCTTGATGCCCTAAACGACAGCGTCAAGCCACTTAATGCTATTCGCCAGGTTCCTGGTGCAGGCATTGTAGTCATGGGTGGTCGTACACTTCGCAATACTTCAACAGAACGCTATATCAACATAAAGCGTGCTTTGATTTATATTAGAAAAGAACTAGAAAATAGAAGCCAATTTGCTTTGTTTGAGAATAACGATCCAAATCTTTGGAAAGCTCTCAACACAGGCCTTAGCTCCTTCCTTCTAGGTTTTTGGAACGCAGGTGGTTTACGAGGTGCTACAGCAGCACAGGCATTCTTTGTCCGTGTAGATAGCACTACCACCTCTTTTACAGATATTCAAAATGGAATCGTTAACATCGAAGTCGGAGTTGCGTTGCAATACCCAGCCGAATTCGTTGTTATTAAACTAAGCCAACTAACCGGAAACCGGTAAGGAGATAACAAATGACAACACAAAATAATAGGCTAAGTGCGATTGCAACGGATCAATTCCGTAATTTTCGATTCTTAGTTAAATTTGATCCAAAAGAGAGTACTCAAAAAGTATCCTTTGGACCTAAGTTTGGAGCAATGGGATTTGTTTCTGTCTCCGGTTTGACAGTCTCTACTGAGAGCATTGCATACCGTGAAGGTGGATTCAATACCAACTTCCATCAACTTCCAGGTCAAAGTTCATTTACACCAATTACTCTTTCTAAGGGTATTACCATGGGTCAAAAAGAACATGCCCTATGGATGAAGCGCCTGTTTGCTATTTCCACAGGAACTGCTCAAACTGGTGTTGGTGCTGAATTCCGTTGTAACGTAGAAATTTCAGTTTTAAGCCATCCAAATCCAAAGGCTTTAACTGGAAATGACGACACTACTGCGGGAACTCCGTTTGACACTGACCTTCACAAATCCATGGTATTCAAGGTGTACAATGCTTGGATTACCAACATCGGATATAGCAACCTTGATGCTGGTGGAAACACCCTCATGGTAGAAGAAATGACTCTAGTACACGAAGGCTTTGATGTCTCGTTTGCTACAGATTATACAACAGACGGTGGCGCGAAAGCACCAGCTCTATAAATTAGATAAGGAAAACTAAATGACTACTAATACGACCACCATAAGCGCGGCAGAGAATCCCGCTTTGGTAACCCAGCTAACGGACAAAGCATTGAAGTCTGTGACTCAGGAGGTGGTTCGTGAGGAAACTCCAATCAAACCACCTTCTGATCCGCAGGTAGAACTGCTAGCAGGACTTCAAGTTCCTTTTGGTGAGTTCATAACTACAGCAGAAGTGCGAGAGCTTACCGGAGCTGACGAAGAAGCTATTGCCAAAGTCTCAGACGTGTCAAAAGGACTTATGACTGTCCTAGATCGTGCGGTAGTAAAGCTAAACGGCAAACCTGTAGATAAAGATCTACTAGATACTATGCTTGCAGGAGACCGAGAGCTACTACTTCTAGAGATTAGAAAGATTACTTTTGGAGAAGAAGTGACCGTAGAAGGTCAGATCTGCTCTAAGTGTGAAGATAACAAAACTATCACTATCGACTTAAATAAAGATGTTCCTTTAAAGAAGCTTGAAGGTGACTCAGTATTCACTGTAAAGTGCAAAGTAGGCGAGGTAAAAGTTCGCCTACCAAATGGTGTTACTCAAAAGCAACTGGTATCGGCAACAAATAAAACAGCTCCAGAATTGGATTCCATTGTATTAAAGAGCTGTGTTCTAGAGATCAACGATAACCCCGTCTTAGATTCCAATGCAATTCTAAAGATGAGTGTCTCTGATCGCAGAGCAATCCTAAACGCTATATCAGAACGTAACCCTGGTCCACAACTACAACAAATCAAAAAAGACTGTAATTCTTGCGGTCAGGAGGTTCCGCTTCCGCTCACGTTAGCGGATTTGTTTCAGTAAAGAATTTAGCTACGAGAATTTAATTATTTCTCTGGACTACCTGGCGCAGTTCTATCCAGGATGGTCCTTGACAGAGTTAAAGGATCTTAGCTTAAGAGAACGATTGATTTGGTTAGACCGAGCAGTAAGTAGACCTAGGGGTGTAAATAGTGGCAAGTTATGACAACTTAATGCCGTCTGGCGATGACAACATCGTCAGTGGCGCCACGTCTGGTATCGATAAATTCCACACAAAGAATAACAAAGGTATAACTCAGTTCCTTAAAGTCTTGAAGGAAGTTGAAAAGACCACTGAGAAGATTAAAAAGAATATGGAAGCCGCTACCGGCTCCAAATCAAAGTCTGGTCTTTCTAACTCTATGGGCGACATGCCCACCTTTGGTGCATCCCGTGCTGCAAAAGTTGCAGGTGGAATAGGACTAGCTGCTGTAGGTCTGGGCGCCATTGGTATGGGCATGATGCCCAACACTGGCGCTGCTGTAACTCAACGTCTTGGTGCGGATGCCGTAGCAGGTATCAGTGGGCTTAACTCTCGTCAAGTAATTTTAAGATCTAATAGAGCCGTAGGCGGCGGAGCTACTAGTGCTATGGGACCAACCATGGCAGCAATGTCGCTTAT